ATACAATAAGATTAAAAAAAAGATAAATAATAGTAATATTCGGTATATTACTGCTTGAAACACAAGGAAAAAACATGAGTTTAATTTTAAAACAAGAACCAGCAAACACGATAGCAACGCCACCAGCTGGCAAAAGTACACTGTTCGTCAATGATAATAGTGTCATGTCTGTTAAAAGCCCCGACGGGAATGTAACAACATTCCCAACAGTTCAGGGTGCAAATACACAGGTACTTTTTAATGACAATGGTGCATTAAATGGTAATGCCAACTTAGTGTTCAATAAAACATCAGCAACAATGACAGTTACAAATCTGTCTGTTACTGGTAATTTAGATGCAGGTGATATTAATGTTTCATCTATCGCAAACGGTACAAGTAATGTTGACATTATTGGTGCTAGTGGTAATGTAACTACTAGCGTAGGTGGTGTTGCAAATGTATTAGTTATTACAACGACCGGTGCAAATGTCACAGGAACATTTAGTGCTAGTGGTAATGCTAATGTAGGTAACATTGGTGCAACTGGTGGTATATTTACAACAGTAGGAGGCGAATTAACAACTGCGGCTCAACCAAATATCACAAGTACAGGTACATTAACAAGTTTAAGTGTATCAGGTAATATCAGTGCAGGTAATGTAAGTGCAACAACATTTACTGGAGCACTAAGTGGAGCGGCTACAAGTGCAACGACAGCAGGTACAGTAACGACAGCGGCACAACCAAACATAACAAGTACAGGTACACTAACAAGTTTAAGTGTATCAGGTAATGCTAACGTAGGTAACTTAGGAACAGCCGGTATAATCACAGCTACTGGTAATATTACTGGTGGTAATATTAGTGGTACATTGGTAACAGGTACATTAACAACAGGTACTCAGCCTAATATTACAGGTTTAGGAATATTAACTGCACTATCAGTTAGTGGGTCTGCTAACATAGGTAATATGATAGTTGATGGTAGTGCCAACATTATAGGTACATTGGGCGCAAATATTGTTACTGCATCTGGTAACGTTATTGGAGCTAACTTAGTAACAACTGGTATAGCAAATATCACCGGTAACGTTAATGGCGGTAACTTAGTAACTGCAGGTCAAGTATCTGCTACAGGTAACATTACTGGTGGCAATATTAGTGGTACATTGTTAACAGGTACATTAACAACTGCGGCACAACCAAATGTTACAAGTACTGGTACATTAGCAAGTTTAAGTGTAACTGGTAACGTCACTGGTGGCAATATCACAACGGGCGGTCTAGTTTCTGCTACAGGTAACATTACTGGCGGTAACGTAATTGGAACATTGTTAACAGGTACACTGTCTACTGCGGCACAACCAAATGTTACAAGTACTGGTACATTAGCAAGTTTAAGTGTTACAGGCAATGTCGCTGGTGGTAACTTAGTAACAGCTGGTGTACTAAGTGTAACTGGTACTGGTTTAAGCTCTATTGCTGGCAACTTAGATATGACCAGCAATAATATTATTAATCTTGCTAGTCCAGTTAATGCTACTGATGCGGCAACTAAGCAATATGTTGACGATGTTGCTCAAGGTCTACATACGCACGATAGTTGTAACGCAGCCACAACAACTACATTAGCAACAATCTCAGGTGGTACTGTTACATATAATAACGGTACAAGTGGTGTTGGTGCAACATTGACAACAACAGGATCATACACAACTATTGATGGTGTTACATTGTCTGATGGTATGCGTATTCTTGTTAAGGACGAAGTAACTACTGCAAATAACGGTATCTATGTAAGAACAAGTAGCACAGTATTAACACGTGCAGATGACTTTGATACTCCTACTGAAATGGCTGGTGGTGACTTCACATTCGTTACTGCAGGAACAGTATATGATAACACTGGTTGGGTAATGCCAGATCCAGTAACAACAGTTGGAACAAGTCCAGTTGTTTGGGTACAGTTCAGTGGTGCAGGTACATATACTGCAGGTAGTGGATTAACATTAACAGGTAGTGTATTCAGTGTTAACGTAGCACAACCTACTATTACTAGTGTTGGTACACTAACATCATTGAGTATCAGTGGTAATGCTAATATTGGTAATGTTGGAGCGGCGGCAGGTGTATTTACTAGCGTAAGTGGTAACGGTTCTGCGTTATCTGCGATTACAGGTGCTAACGTAACAGGCACTGTACCATTAGCTACAAGTGCAGGTACAGTAACGACTGCGGCACAACCAAACATTACTAGCTTAGGAACACTAAGTTCATTAAGTGTCAGTGGTAATGCTAATGTTGGTAATATTGGTGCTACTAACTTAGTTGGTACATTAACTACTGGAACACAGACAAATATTACTAGCTTAGGAACATTAAGTTCATTAAGCGTCAGTGGTAATGCTAACGTAGGTAACATTGGTGCTACTAACTTAGTTGGTACATTAAGTACTGCATCACAGACAAATATCACAGCAGTTGGTACACTAACAACATTGGGTGTGTCAGGTAATGCTAACGTTGGTAATCTTGGTACAGGATTAATCACTGCTACTGGAAACATTACTGGTGCTAACTTAGTTACAGGTGGTTTGGTTACAGTAACAGGTAATGTAACTGCAGGTAATCTTGTTTCTACTGGTACTGTTGGTGGAACAGGTGCAACACACTTAGGTAATACTTTCACTACTGGTGCAAACACTACTACTGCTACAGTAACTGGTAACTTTGCATTGAGTTCTGGTTCAAGATTCCAAGCAACTTACGCTTAACAATATCAAATTCATACTCACTACTTAGAAATGATAAGTAGTGATGTATGAATATCTTTCAATCAACTTATGAAGCAAGGCTTCAAGATTGGTTTCAATTACGGACATCCGTAACTAGTTTACCCATAGAACAACAATGTGTAACCATAGACGAATGGTGGCAACACGCTCCATTGGTTACCCATCATCTTCACCCACAAGATATAGACAACTGGCCTGACCCTTGGGAACTTTTGTCCGAAAATACCTACTGTGAGGTTGCAAGAGCCTTAGGAATGTGTTATACTCTACATCTAATAGGAATAACTGATATAGAATTGGTACTAGCTAGAAATGAAACAGCAGAAGATGTAGTATTAGTCCTAGTTGACAACGCAAAATATATAATGAATTACTGGCCTAATACGGTCATAAGTAATACACTAAAAGATTTTAAAATAGTACAAAAGTTAGATTTACAAACAATAATTACAAAAATAGGTAGAACATGAAGATACACGTAACGAAACGTTCCGGGGCAAAAGAGCCACTCACATTAGAAAAATGGCAAGCACAAGTAGCACAAGTATGTAAAGGGATAGCAGACGTTAGCCCATCAATGATAGAGATTAAATCACAACTACATTTTTATGATGGCATCACAACTAAACAAATTGATGGCATTACATTACGTGCTATTGTTGATTTAATTGATGTAGAAAACAATAGTGATGTTGGTCATGTTAACTATCAATATGTAGCAGGCAAACAACGTGTCAGTATGCTACGCAAAGATGTATACGGTTCATACGAAGTTCCACATCTATACGAAATAGTTAAAAAGAATGTAGCCACTGGTCTTTACACAAGTGAACTACTAGAGTGGTATAGTGAAGAAGATTGGAACAAGATGAATGATATGTTGGATCATTCTAAAGATGAACAATATAGTTATGCCGCCATTGAACAACTGATTGAAAAATATCTAGTGAAGAATCGTTCAACGAAAGAAATATATGAAACTCCTCAAATCAGATACATGGTGGCAGCCGCTACAGTCTTTCATAGTGAAGAACCTAATAGTGCCCGTATGCGTTATATCAAAGAATATTATAATGCAGCCAGTGATGGGTTGTTCACTCTTGCTACTCCTGTGCTCGCTGGTCTTGGGACTCCTACTAAACAGTTTAGTAGTTGCGTACTTATCCGCAGTGACGATGATTTGGACAGTATATTTGCTTCAGGTGAAATGATGGCTAAATATGCTAGTAAACGTGCTGGCATTGGCTTAGAGATTGGTAGACTACGACCATTAGGTAGTCCTATTCGTGGTGGCGAAATTATGCACACCGGCATGATACCATTCTTAAAGAAATGGTTCGGCGATTTACGTAGTTGCAGTCAAGGAGGTATTCGTAATGCAAGTGCTACTGTTTTTTATCCTATTTGGCATCATCAGTTTGATGACCTTATTGTTCTTAAGAACAACCAAGGAACCGACGAAACCCGAGTCCGTCATATGGATTATGGGGTTGTGCTTAGTGCTTTCTTCTGGAGAAGATTTAAAAACAAAGAACAAATAACATTCTTTGATCCAAATGAAGTTCCTGATCTTTATCAAGCATTCTATAGTAATACAGAACTGTTTGAAGAACTCTATGTGAAATACGAAAAGCAATCAGGCTTGCGTAAGAAAACAATGAGTGCTGAAGAAGTATTCAAGTCAGGCATTCTTAAAGAGCGCACAGATACAGGACGTATCTACTTAGTGTTCGTTGATAACGTAATGAATCAAGGACCATTTGATCCTGAATATCATACAATTTACCAGAGTAATCTTTGCTGTGAAATACTTTTACCTACTAAATCCTTTAAACGTTTGGATGACAGCGATGGTCGTATCGCACTTTGCACTTTGGGCTCAATCAATTGGGGTGCGTTCCGTAACCCAGAAGACATGCGCCGTGCTTGCCGTATACTGCATCGTAGCCTCAACAATATTCTTGACTATCAAGACTTTCTTTCCATCCAGTCTAAACTATCCAACGACGAAATCAGACCACTCGGGATCGGCATCACCAACCTTGCCTACTGGCACGCCAAGCGAAGCCTCAAGTACGGAGAAAAAGACGCACTGGCTGAAGTCAAGACGTGGATGGAACACTTATCCTTCTACTTAACTGAAGCAAGTGTAGAGCTAGCACAAGAACGTGGACGTTGCGAACATAGTGATAAGACACGTTATGGTCAAGGTGTATTCCCCTGGGAGTTACGTGCTAAAGGTGTCAATGAATTAGCTAACTTTGAACCCGAATTAAATTGGGAAGGACTACGTGCTATGATGCGTAGTTATGGTGTCCGTAATGCTACACAAATGGCAGTAGCTCCTGTAGAATCTAGTTCAGTAGTTATTAACAGTACTAACGGTATTGAAATGCCAATGAGCTTAATCTCAGTTAAAGAAAGCAAAGCAGGGTCGTTTGTACAAGTTGTTCCAGAATATCATAGACTGAAAAACAAATATCAAATGATGTGGGATCAAAAAGACTGTGATGGTTATTTAAAGACAGCGGCAGTGATTGCAGCCTATGTTGACCAAAGCATAAGTACTAATACGTTTTATAATCCAGCACATTTCCCTGAACGTAAAGTACCAACAACATTGATTGCTAAGAACTTAATGCAGGCACACTACTGGGGACTAAAGACATTCTACTATAGCTTGATTAACAAAGCTGGTAGTAAGAGCCAAGATGAAACTGTATTAGATTTGCCAAGCGGCTTTAATGATATGGATGAAGAAGATTGCGAGGCATGTAAATTATGAGTAAACAACAATATAACTTAAACACTAAAACAGATTATTTGAATAGAAAAATGTTTTTGGACCCGGAAGGTCCCGTAACCATTCAAAGATTTGAAGAAGTAAAATATAAAAAGATTGCAGACTTTGAAACAACGGCACGAGGTTTTTTCTGGGTACCAGAAGAAGTTAGTCTTACTAAAGATGCAAATGATTTTAAAGAAGCAAGTGATGCAGTTAAGCATATCTTTACTAGTAACCTATTGAGGCAAACTGCATTAGATAGTTTACAAGGTCGTGCACCAAGCCAAGTGTTCACTCCAGTAGTATCATTACCTGAACTAGAAGCATTGATTTATAACTGGAGTTTCTTTGAGACTAACATTCATAGTCGCAGTTACAGTCATATCATTCGTAACATCTATAATGTACCTAAAGATGTATTTAATACTATACATGATACAAAAGAAATTGTAGACATGGCAAGTAGTGTTGGTCGTTACTATGATGAACTGCACAAAGTTAATTGTCGCAAAGAGTTAGGTCAAGATGTGAACGAGAAAGAACACATCAAAGCAATTTATATGGCATTACACGCCAGTTACGCATTGGAAGCATTCCGCTTTATGGTATCATTCGCTACATCGTTAGCAATGGTTGAGAACAAAATCTTTATTGGTAATGGCAATATTATCAGTTTAATTCTCCAAGATGAACTTCTCCATAAAGGCTGGACTGCCTACCTTATTAACCAAGTAGTAAAAGAAGATAGTCGTTTTGCACAAGTTAAATCTGAATGTGAAAGTGAAGTCTATCAACTCTACTTGGATGTTATACGTGAAGAAAAAGAGTGGGCAGAGTATTTGTTTAAGATGGGTCCAGTCATTGGATTGAATGCAACTGTGTTGAAAGACTTTGTTGATTACACTGCTGTATCTGCATTAAAAGAAATTGGTATTAGATATAATAATCCCGCACCTAAAACAACACCTATTCCTTGGTTCAACAAACACGTTGATACAAGTAAGAAACAAACAGCATTACAAGAAAACGAATCAACCAACTATGTCATCGGTGTGATGACTGACAGTATTGATTACGAAGAATTACCAACTATTTAAAAGGAAATAAAATGACAGCAATCGTATGGAGTAAGTACCACTGTCCTTATTGCGACCAAGCAAAGGCACTATTAAAAAGTAAAGGTATACAATTTGAAGAACGTAAGATCGGAGATGGATATACCAAAGAAGAATTGCTAGAAGCAATCCCGTCAGCAAGAACAGTACCGCAAATCATATTAGATGGCGTACTAATCGGTGGTTTCACTGAACTCAAACAAAAATTAACAGAAAGTAACTAATGCAAATAGCAATACAACCAAACACAGTATACACATTTAAACTCAACTCAGGAGAAGAACTAATCGCTAAGGTTATCCAAACAGGTAGTGAGTTCATTCAAATTGAAGAACCTGTCTCTATTGCACCCACACAACAGGGTATGCAAATGATTCCTAGTGTTTTCACTGCAAATCCGAAGGGTGAATTTAAGCTAAATACTACTAGTATTGCTCTTTATGCTGAAACTGACGATAGTGTTAGAATGAAGTATTTAGAAGCAACAACTGGTATCAAAGTACCAGATAAGAAAATTGTATTAGGATAAAATGGCAAAACTAAGTCGTGTGGGTGATAAAAATCAAGAAGGCGGTGCAATACAGCGAGGTGCCGGCACCGTCTTTGCCAACGGGATAGCTGTTGGTCTACACGTTAGCAAGATTAGTCCACACGCACCGTGGAGTAGAAAAAGTCATCCACCGCACCAGGCTGCCACAACAACTAGTGCTAGTCCAACAGTATTTGCTGAAGGTAGTCCGGTTCTTAGAGTAGGGTCAGGAAACAGTTGCGGTCATAGTATCGTTGATGGTAGTCCTGATGTATTTGTTCCATGAGCGATACAGGAAAGCAAAGCCCACTTGGTGTCAATACACTAAGTTCACTATTACAAAATAAAGGGTTTAATATAAACCCTATTATGGTTGACTTTACTGGTGTTAGTATCAGTGAAACATCTGCTACCAATCTTGGTAGTATAGTTAATGATACTTGTTTACGTTTACTTACAAATTCGTTTAATGCCGCACAAGTTACTATAAATGCAACTGCTTTGGTTGCAACTAATGTGTATACTATCCGTAGCATAGGAACAACAAACTTCACATCGATTGGTGCTAGTGCAACTCCTACAGTGGGTGAAACTTTTACCGCATCTGGTCCTGGTACTGGCACTGGCACTGTTACAGTGATTAATCAAGCCACGTATAACAACTTAATCTCAATAGGTTCAACAACTATACCTGCATTAGGTAATAGTAAAGCACCTACATTTAACTGGACAGGTTATCCTAACTGGGCTAGTAACTATACTTACTCCAATGAAGTAACACGTTGGGGCTATGTAAGATTGTTTGCACTTCAAGGGTATAACGAGTTTAACTATAATGACGGATTACCCGAATATAAAGATTACCTAGCGGCTTTCATGTCTGCAAGTGGGTTTGTAGAATATACCAATAAAGCTATATTGTCTATGACGAACTCACAAGATTTCTTAGACGGCACATATAGCAATATGAATGATTTGATTAGTGCAGATATTGCTGGTGTAAGTTTAGCAACAACTACATTTGGTCGTGATTTAATGACTAGTGGTAAAGCAATTAATCTAGCAAAGATATCAACATTTGGATTGCCATCTAATCTACTAGAAACTTTAAAAAAATATAATGCAATAACAAAAGAAGTAAGTTTGGCTATATTAGCATCCGGATTGCAAATGGATGAATTAAATATAATATTGTCTAATTTTACTTCAATTACACAA